ATCAGATGATGTTGAGGTCAAGAACGGTTACTGTACCGTAGAAGTCGGAGCGAACCATCTTCTTGCCGTAACGGGTCATGACGCCCTTACGTGGAGTGAAGTCCTCTGGAGCAAAGATTGTTGGGGTGACAATCAATGGAACGTAAGGAGCATAGACGTAACCAGTTTCAAGGTATGAGGTACCCTTGAAGCCGACAAGGATCTTGTTACGTGGGAAATAAGGATCCTTGTAGACGGTGAAGCGGTTTGAAAGCGAACCGATCTTCTCGGCACCAACTGTCATTGGTGAGCCGACCTGGCCGCTACCATCGATTGAGTAAACTGGCTTGTAGAAGACAGATGCCTCAAGAATGGTTGCAACATCTGGGCTGACAACGATGTAGTTTGCAGAACCGCGGAGGGTCTTGCGATGGATTTCGTTACCAACATCAATGATGGTTTCGATGAGGGTCTCGTACCATTCACGAACGTTACCAGTGAATGCAGGGCCTGGCTGGTTAGAAGCGCGAGTAATAACTGCGCCGGTCTGCTTGTTGAGGAACTTACCTGGAGCGCGTGACCAGTAGTAGTTTGCACCAGTTCCCGTGGTGAGAAGGTCGTTAAGGATCTCGCGGTCGAGTTCCATTGCGATCTGCTCGCTGAGGATTTGGGTGAGCTCAACCTCAGCATCCAATGAATGGTATGCGTTGAGGTCCTGTGCAAGTTCTGGTGACCACTTAGCGCGGAGCTTGCGGGTCGTTGCAACGACAGAGATTGCTTCGATCTTGATATCGATCTCAGGAATGACTGGCGATGGAGAAGTTGCAGAGAGGTTTGACTCAAAGGTTGGAATAACAAGTGCAGTACCATCACTATCAGTTGAAAGTGTTGAGGCGACTGGATATGTTACACGAAGCTTTGTGTATTCTGCAGGATCAAGCTTGGTTCCTGAAAGGATCATAAGAACAGCTGCGTTTGTTGTACCCTGAGCTGTGAAACCGTTTGGAGTGAAGGTGTTGTTGGACCAAGTTCCAAGCTGGTTAAGTCTGCGAACGTTTAGGAGGTTTGTTCCACCCTGAACAGTCTGTGGAATGACTGCAAGGTCAGAGTCACCACCACCGAGGGCAGTTGCAGCTGAAAGTGCGAAATCCTTAACCATTGTGTTGTCAACATTGCTTGCAAAACCGCCACCACCGACTGCATTGAATGGAACAACAAGAGCATAGAACTTGCCGCTGTTGTTGTCAATCAAGTTAAGAAGCTGTGGATCGAACTGCATGAGCTTGCCGTCAGAACCTGATGAAGTCAATGTGCCTGCATCAAGAATTGAGTTCTGGTCGTAAGAACCTGATGCAAGAATGTGTGTTCCTGCAGTTGTTCCAGCAAGTACGCTACCGCTATGAACACGGGTGTAACCGCTACCAACGAGGTCATACATACCACCAGTGCCGAGCGATCCTGACTGGATACCCTTGCCAACTGGGTTGTTGTAGATTGACTGACCAACGCTATAGGTCGATGTTGCACCAACAGTGTCAGTTGCATCAACACCTGCTGGGCCACCACGGTTGCTGCCATAGGTGTAATCGAGGAAGAAGAGAAGACCGGATGGAAGGCTCATTGGCTGGATTGAAACGAGGTCGTTTGCAACCAATCCACCGAATACACGGCGAACCATTGGGAACGCAATGTTGGTGAAACCACGAATGTCGCCTGAGCTGTTACCGAGACCTGCACCGGTCGAAAGGGAGCTTGCTTCCTTTAGGATCTGTGCGGTCTGGTTCTCGAGGAGACGTGCCATGTTTTCCTTCTTAACGCCGTCAAGGCCGCGAAGAAGACCAGTACGATTCCACTTCTCAAGAAGTTTTCTATTTTCGGTTCCGAGGTGACGCTCACGAATGCCCTCAGAAAGATTTTCTAATGTAAAAGACTTAGTAGCCATTTGTTCTCCTTAAATTAATGTTTGTTTGGGTATCTAACTTGACAGTCCTGGCCATATCAGGCCTTGTCGTTCCCGATGCCAGCCAAAACAGCCCAGCGATTCACCTCGACGGATTCATTAACCAGGCCACCTGGACGCGTCGATCTGGACGAATTACCTACTGTTCTGTTTGTTCCTTCGGTAAGCTTGTTGTCTCCCTTAGCAAGTGCCTCATTGAGGCTATTGAAGAGGAGGTTTGCTTCACGAAGTGTTCTTGTAGAATCAAAGGCTTCAACGACAGCTTCGAGCTTTTTACGTGAAAGCGACTGACTCTGCAAGAGTTTGGTTACATAAAGAAGCTTTGCATTGAAAAGCTTCTGTTCAGCAAGTTGCTTGCTGAGTTTTGTTACTGCTGCTACGGACTCTTTAAGGCGTCCTTCGAGTTCACGATTTCTGCGTGACTCCTTTACAGCTTCCTTCTTGGCCTTGTCGGATTTATCGGCCTTGTCAGCCTCATCAAGATCCTTGCCCTTCTTAGGAGCAGGCTTCTTGCCTTCCTTCTTGACCTTTTCATTCTCAGGTACATTTGCATTCAGCTTAACTGAATCGTATGACTTGAATTTGTTTTCTGGATCACCACCAAATGATGTGGTAGGATCTGCTTCTTCACGAATTCTGCGAAGACGAGTAAGTTCCTTGCGAAGAATAGACTCATCAATATTGAAAACAACTCCGCCCTTACGACGGCGCGATTCCATGTATGTAAGGGACTCATCAACCTCATCCATGTCATCGGCTTCATCCATGTCGTCACCCTCATGCATGTCGCCTTCATCAGCGTCCATTTCATAAACGGTTTCATCCATGTCACCCTCCATGCCATAGCCTTCCATGTCCATGCCTTCCATGCCCATGCCTTCGTCTTCCATGTCCATTTCGTCCATTTCGTCCATTTCATCCTTTACATCGAGGTCGTCATCACCTTCGTCATCACTACCCTCATCGTCGTCGCCGTCGTCATCAAGGTCGAATTCAAGATCGTCACCTGAATCATCGTCACCACTGGAAACCTGCATTCCTACTGCGGAAGCAAGCTGGCTGATCGCTGCCTTCACAGCATCAATGTCCATGTCACCACCGGCATCGGATTCATCACCTGAATCATCTGTATCTTCTGACTCTTCCGAATCATCATCCTCTTCCTCGGTGTCAGCCTCATCGGCCTCATCAGCTTCACGAAGTCTTGAGCGCTTATCTTCGTTCTCAAGTAGTGTGCGTAGCAATCTCTTTGTTGACATTTCTTTAATCTCCTTTAATAGCAATTCAAATTCTTTTGTCGAAGCTTCTTTCAACTTGCCAGCTGGAAGCTCATTGAGCTCATTTTTTAGAGAAATAGATTTCTTGACAAGTCTATTAAATTTTTCGACAATTCGAAGTGCAGCTGAACTATTTGTTCTGCCTTCATTAAGGGAGCCGACTTCCCTTCCAAGTGGTTTAAGTCCGATTCTGGATTCGTGAATTCTATCTTTAAGACTTCCGTTTCCATCAATGATACTAAGCAAGGTCGCAATCGAATCTTTGGAAAGTGTTACACCTTCACTGTTTAATTGCTTGTTTTCACCTTCGAACTCAATATTAATTTTCTTGACACCTTTTAGAGGTAATTGTGC